CGCCGCGCATGAGGCGGTAGTTGACCACGCCGCCGAAGATCGAGACGCCCCAGTGATCGAGGGTCTCCTGCTTGTGCTTGGCGGCGACCAGCAGATTTCCCAGTACGCGGGAAAGAGACTGGGCGCAGTGCTTGTGGACCCTGATCTTCTTGATCGGCGTCCCGGCGTAGGTCATGTGGAAGGCGGGGTTGATCAGCGTGATGTTCTCACGCTCCCACGCCGGGGACATCTTGGTCCGATCCTTCGGGTTCATCGGGTTCCCGTAGATCGACTTGCCGCTGAGCACGGCTGCTTGGGTCGGCCAGTCGTTCATGTCTGCTTGTCCTGTTTATGGCGGAGCTCGATCTTGATCTCCGATACGGTGTTGGTCAGGCCGGTCAGCTGCGCCTTGATCTCGGCCAAGGCCGTGATGATGGAGATGTCCTGCCCGCGCCTCTGCTCGAGGTGGCCCTCCAGCTCCGCGATCTTCTTCTCGACGCGCACGAGCTCTTCGCCCAGCGTGGCTACTTTAGACACGGTTCTCTCTCTCCATGCTACATACGCGAAAGCCGTGCCAAAGATGGCGAGCAGCCAGTTGCCGAACTCTCTGAGGAAGTCTGCCACACTCACGCCCAGAGCCCTTTCTGGTTAGCACCTTTGGAACTCCGCCGCCGAAGCGTCATGTACGACCCGGCCTTTTCGGTGTACGCCCCGCCCGGCGCGGCCGATAGCGCGTACCTCGGGATCAGCGTACCGCCCGCTGTCACCTTGAGGAGCCCGCGCTCGATCACCGACGCGTCAGCGGACGCCGTCGAGACGTTTAGCCATTGCCCTCCGGCGGTGCCTATGACGTCCGTGTTGGACGTGGTGGTGCCGTCGAACGGAAGCCCGGTAATAAGGCGGGTCTGGATGAAGCGGCGACCGACTAATGTGGCGGTTCCGCCGAGGCCCCAGTTAAGGTTGTGGTTCGTAGCCCCGGCGCTTTTAATGAGGCGGAAGCACCAGTTGTACTCGTACACCTCGCCGGTCTCCACGGACGCGCCCAGACCAAACAGGTCTTGAGGGCCTGTGGCGTTGGCGCCTACCGTGTCGGTCTCGAGCAGAACGAACAGATCGTTGCCGTCGGCCTCCCCAGTCGCGTAGGCCCATTGCGTGGCGTCCCGCTGCCAGCACGACACAGTCTGGCCGGGCATCAGTGTGATCGGCGCGTTCGTCGCCAGCCCGGAGAAGTTGTGCCCCGACGCGGGGTACACCTTCAGGATCGCGGTCGACGTCGGGTTGGCGCAGATCACGATCTGCCGCCCGATCTCGCCAGTCACGGTCACAGGCAGCGTAATCCCGCTGGTCGCGGCGATGCTGTCTGTCTGCACGAACAGGACGCCAGCCGGGATGCTGACCGATCCTTGGCTGTCTGCGCCGGGCGCGATGCTGTCGTCGCCCGAGCTCCGCCCGACGGCCAGCCCAAGCGGCGTAAAGGCAAGGCTGGCGACGGACGCCGCCGCAGCAGCCGCCGACGCGGCGGCGTTGGATGCCTCGGTGGGTGCGGCCACAATCGCAGCCATGTTCGTGTCCGCGTTAAGGATCGCCGGCATGTTCGCGTCGACGTTCACAATAGCGGCGAGGTTCGTGGTGATCGCGATGACTTCGGCTTCCAGCGCGACCAGCGCCTCGACGTTCGCGATCAAAGTGTCGACATCGCCCGGGTTGAAGGCCGACACCGTCACGGCCCTGAGGGACCGCTCGTAGAGCTGACGCGTGATCGCGGTCAGCTTGTCCAGCGCGTCCTCGACCTCCTGCAGCGTGATCGAGGATTGCGAGCTGAAGGGGCGATCCTGTGACCGGGTGATGTCCGGCAGGATGATGAGCTCCTCGCCCGTCGGCGGCGGCACCAGCATCGTGACGATGCCGCCCGTGGCCGGGAACGTGCCGCCGGTCGGCGTGACGGTGTAGTCAGTGGCGAGGACCTGCAGGGTCTCAACCCCGTCCGCGTCGCGCAGGAAGACCAGCAGCTCCGTCTCGTCGAAGACCGTCATGTTGTAGCTGAAGACGGTGGTGACGCCGTTGCCGCTGTACGGTCCCGCGACCAGCGGTTCGGTGGACGAGATGGTCATCTACTGCCTCCTGCCCATGATGAACTCGATGGGTGCTACGTCTTCGCCTTCGCTCATCCGCCACAGTCCGTCGATCAGGCGGTTGGCTTGTGCGGACGGGAGCCCCGTGACCGCGCCTACTGCGTTAGATACACTTTTCAGCAGGGCCGCGTCAAGCTCAGCTTGGCTGAACTGCGTGATCGGGCGCATAAAGATGGTGTCCATGGCACTACCGTATGCGCCGCCGGGCTCGAACCCGCCGAGCATGGAGCCCACGTCGCGGAGGATCGGCATGGTCGACATGATCGACAGCGCCGTCTCCTTGGCGAGGAACTCGGCCCAGCCATCTTCATCGTCGTCATCGTCGCCCATGCCGGGCAGCGTGCCCTTGATGGCGTTGTAGAGGATCGCCTCCAGCGTGAACAGGAGAGCCAGATCGAAGCTCGTGTTGAAGGCCGCCGTCAGCGACTTCAGGTTGAAGCCGTCGATCTCCGCGCCGCCCTTCTTCACGCGCTCGTAGGCGATGTTGCCCTTGGCGAACATGTACGAACCCAGCGCCGTGAACAGCCGGACGAAGCCCGCCTGCCGCAGCCCGCGATCCAGCGTACCCCGCTCAAAGGCGGAGCGGTCGCTCTGCAGGCCGGACGCTTGCGCCCGGGCGACCATGCGGTCGGCCTCGTGCACGGCGGCCTCGTCGGTCTTCCCGGCGGTGACCGCGTTGTTGTAGGCCGCCAGCCACGTGGGCATGTCGATCCCGTAGAACTGGACCTTCGTCATCATCCAGAAGCCGATAACCCCGATGCCGTGCTGGAACTTCGAGACCGTGCCCTCGAAGGGCGTGCGGCTCGTCTCGTTCTGCATGTCGAGGATGTCCTTGTGGAAGGTGGTCTCACGCTCGCGCATGAAGGCCGACCGCTCCTTGACGATCTCCAGCCACTTGCCCGGGCCGGTGTAGTATTCGGCCAGCGCCTTCAGGAACGGCACCTTCCCGACCACGACCATCGACTGCGCGACACCCGTGAACTGGATCAGGACCGAGGACAGGTTGAAGGCCAGCTTCGACAGGGTGAAGGTGTTCTTCAGCTTGACGGAGAACGACCCGAGGACGCCGCCCGCCACCTGCGTGCCGGTCGCCACGTCCTGCACCCAGAGCTCCAGCGCCTCGCGGTCGGCGGTCCGGCCGTTGCGCTCGAACATCGCCACCATCTCAGGGTGCTGCAGGATGCGCCACGCGTTGTTGACCGCCTCGCTGTAGGCGAGGTCGTGGATCACCTGATTGAGGTGGCTGTGGTAGGCTTCCATGCCGAGCTGCAGGACGCGTCCGCCGGACCCGTTCGCGCGCTCCTTAGTGTGGCCGTGCCGGGTCTGGGCCTTGCCGAAGCGACCGCTGAGCATGTTCATCTGCAGCTCCGCGATCTGCTCTGCGGAGACGTTCGACTTGATGCGGCTGTCGTACTTGATCGGGAAGTACCCACCCTTGATCGTGCGGCCTCTCGGCAGATCGAAGGGCAGGGCCTCGACCTTGGTCGGGACCACGCCGGTCTGGCGCTTCTCGCGCGCGGCGATCAGCGGCCAGTACTCGTCGATGTGGGTCCAGACGCTCTCGACGAAGTCCCAGTCCTTGTCTGTCAGCTGTCCCTTGATGTAGTCGATCTGCCCCTGCGTGTAGCCGAAGCCGGTGTCCTTATCCATCAGGCGGCCGAGGTTGTCCTCGTTGCCCATGTTCAACGCCATCGAGATCAGGTCCCAGTGGTTGAACTGGGCGAGCCTGTCGGCCCGGGTCTTCAGCGCCGGGTGGTCCTTGCGGACGTTCATCTGCGTGATCGCGTCCTTGTCGTAGACCGAGTAGATTTGCTCGATCCGCTCAGCCGCTTCCGCCCTCATGATCTGGGCGGTGTTGGCGGCCTCGTCGATAGGCGTCTTGATCAGGTCGTACGCCTTGCCCATCGTCCAGCCACCCAGCTCGCGGAGCAAGGTGTCGGCGTTCAGCAGCAGGTTGGCGTAGGCCCGCAGGGTCTTGCGCACGCCGCTCTCCTGCACCGCCATGCGCGGCACCGGGTTCGGCTTCATGAAGAGGGCGGCCTCGTTGACCACCTCCTCGACCGAGGCGTCCAGATCGCGCTGGCGCTTGGCGTCGATCAGCGACTTCTTCCGGCGGCCGGTGTGCTCGATGTTCGCCAGCGTGTCCGCGATCCCGCGCAGCTCGTTGTACGGCAGGGTCTTGTACGGGCGGCGCTTGGTTTCGTCGATAACCGACTGCGGGATCGACAGCTCGTTCGCGCGACCCGCGTCGGTCATCATCTTGATGTACGCGGCCAGCGCGCCCCGGCGGCGCTCGGCCGACTGGGTCAGCTTGCGGAAGTCGTAGCGGTCGAGCACCTCGTCGATGGCCGCGAGATACTCGCCGTCGATGTTCTTGCGGGTCCCGGGCTTCTTCAGCCGGGCGACCTTGCGCTCGAGCTTCTCGACTTCGTCGGCCGCCTTGCGGGCTTCCATGAACAGCGCGTGGTTCAACATCTCCTTGCGCTTTTCCTCGTACGCGAGATCGAAGTCACCCTTGGCCAGCGCCTGCTGGGCGCGGGTCGCGGCGCGTGCCGAGGCCTGCCGGTAGCTGTCGAACAGGATCGCCTGTCGGATGGGAATGACCGCGATCTTGCGCCGGGCCGCCTCGCGGGCGGCGGACAGGGTGGTGCGCGGGATGCTCTTGCTCGCCCGGCGGCCGAGGGCCTTGAGCTCCGCCGCGATCAGCTCGCCGCGCTTCTCGCCCTGCAGCGCGCTCAGCGCCTTCTCCGGCAGCGTGCCGTCGACCAGCGGGTCGGGGCTCTCGGCGCGCAGGCGCGCGTCGAGGGTGGCCTCGATCTCATCCTCCAGCTTCGGCGTGGCCTTCAGGGCTTGGATCATGGCGTCGCCGCTCGGGAAGCCGAACCACATGGCGACCTCGTCGGGCGCGATGTTGGTGCCCTCCTTCCAGATCGGGCGCTTGCCCTTGGGCAGCTCCTTGGTGATCCCCGCGCCGTAGGTGTCGATCAGCAGCTGGCGGTCCAGCCGCAGATCGGCGGGCAGCGCCTCGGGCGCTTCTTCGCCCAGCCACCGCTCGTTGCCCAGCCACTGGATCACACGGTGTACGGGTTTGCGCCGTACATCGCGCTCGACTTCATCGCGCAGGGCCGCCTTCCGGGCGGTCTTCTCTGCGCGGAGCTGCGCTTGCATGGGGGCCATGATCTCGGCCAGCAGCGTACGCCGCGCCTCATCCTGTGCCTCGAGCGACAGCTTCACCATCTCCACGTACTCGGCGTCGGTGATGCCCAGCTCCTTCGCCGTCTTGGCGATCAGCTCCGGGCGGTTCTCCTTGGCCTTGGCCTTGGCGATCTCCTCGTCGGTCGCGAGCATCCGGTCGAACACGCCACGGATGTCGTCGTCGATCTTGACGTTCAGGTTCGTCACCTTGCGGTAGACGGACAGCAGCCACGAGCTGAAGGTGTCGAACAGGCGGGACAGCGCGTCCGAGGGCGACTTGCCCTCGAAGAGGTAGGCCTCGTAGGCCCGGGCGTACTGCTCGTGCATGCCGACGTAGATCGCCTGATCGAGGGTGGCGTCGCCGACGGTGCCCTTCTTCAGGTACATCTGCACCATGGCCGGGGTCACCGGGCCACCGGCATCCTTGGCCACCGCTTCGGCGTTCTTGGCCCACCACGCCTTCAGCGCCTCGTAGTCGGCGACGATCTCGGGCGTGGCCTTGCCGTTCTGGATCAGCCGCTGGAAGGTGTACAGGAAGTAGTGCCCGCTCTCGTGCAGGACGGTGGACAGGTCCGCCGTCTGGAACAGGTTGACGATGGGCGCGCGGCCCGAACCCGCCGGTGGCAGGACGATGGAGCCCCGCTTGCCCTGCGCGAGGATGTCGGGGTTGGCCGCGTCAAACGCGCCGCTATTGAAGAGCGATTTAATCTGCGCCGGATCGAACGCGACTATGAAGTCTTCGTCGTACTCATCGCCAAACCGACGCCGCACAATGAGGCCGTCACGGCCTTTGGCTTTAAGCCCCCGCAGGTATTCCCCGTCGTTCTGGTCCACGAGGTCTTCGCCATACGAAGGCCCTCTGAAGGATTTCTCCAGCACCACTATCTCAGGGTTTTGCAGGCTGATAAACACTGGAAGCACGTTCCCGCCGGGCACTACGTACGGCTTACCGCCCACACGCGCTCCCGCCCCCGCGTACAGCCCGGCCCGTTCAGTGTTGGATACAAAGAAGAACCCCTCACCGCCTGCATTATCCCCCTGCCGACGGGGCACATCCGTACGAAACTGGGAAAAATCCTGCAGCGTTCCATGGTACACAACCAGCGGGTTGCCATCCTTGTCGACGACCTTGCTGCTCTTGAACCACGCCTTGAACGCGGGCGCGTCCCACAGGTCGCGTTGGAAGAGCTCGGTGCCGCGCGGCAGCGAAGCCTCTGGGATCACCGCAGCCGGGGCCGGGTTTCCGTTGGCGTCGAGCGGCATGTCATCCGCCTGACCGACAGAGCTGACCCACTCTGGCAGGAGCAGGGTCTTCTGGTCGGCGTAGACGGTGTCCTTCGGGTTCTTTCGGTTCTGCTCGCCGAACGGGCCATAGTTGACCCAGCTGTTCTGGCCCCGGGTCTCCGAGGTCATGGCGCGGGCGGCCAGCGGCGAGAACATGCGGACGTGTGCCTGCCACGCGTTCTCCTCGCCGCGCGGGCCGAAGCTCGCGCCCTCGGAGCCATGGCCGAACACGTCGTGCACGATGCGGAACAGGTCGTTGACCATGGTCTGCCGACCGCTGACGACGACGTCGGTCAGCTGCAGCAGCGGGTTCTGGTCGTCGGCCACGTTCACGGTGCCGAAGCCCGAGGTGGTCGGGAAGACCCACAGGTGCTTGTTCTCCTGCATGTCGCGGATCGCGTCGGCCGGTGAGCTGTAGGGGTCGTCGCCCTCGATCCAGTCGAAGGTGAGCCCCAGCGCCTGCAGCGCCTCGTACTGGGCGATGGTCTCCTTGGCCAGCTGTTCGTACGCGGCACGCACCTCTGGGTCGGTGGGCGCGTCCGGCGTTTTGTCGTACAGCTCGGCGATGGCCTTGGCGCGCTCGACGTCGACCGTGACGTACTCAGCCTGATGGCGGACGGGCAGCCCCATCGCCTTCATATACTCGGTCGCCAGCTCCCGCACGCCGGGCACCGGGCCCGGGCTCGACTTCTCAAGGTTGGCCAGCTTGTAGGGCAGCGGGCCTTGGTTGAGTTCGACGTCCGGCTGCGACGGCTTCGGCGGGGTCATCGCCTGCGCAATGGTCGCCGCGTCCTGCGTCACAGGCACCGCCTTGTAGAGGACGGCCACGTTGCCGACCGGCGCGCGACCCGACCCATCGTCGGTGAAGTACGCGCCGAGGTAGCCCGCGTCTTCGATGGCCAGCCGGTACTCGGCGTCGCGCTGCGCGTCCGTGCCGTCCTCCGGGCGGAGCCCGTCGGGGTCCTCGAACCACGGGTACAGCTGGTCGGGGTCGACCAGCGCCATGTGGACGTTGTCGCCCAGCCCGGGCTCCTTGACGTAGCCGGTGCCAGCCGACTGCTGGGTGTCGCGGGGGTTGATACCCCAGAAGCTCTGCTCGACCCCGGCGTCGACCGCGTTCTTCAGCGGGCCAGTGCCAGCCTTGGCGGGATCGACCTTCTTCAGCTTGCGGTTGCTCCAGTGGTACAGCGCGACCTTGCCGTCGCTGTCACGGATCGGCAGCTGAGGGCGATCCGCGCGCTCGCTCGTGCCGGGCGGCATGGTGGCCACGCCCGGCCCCGCGTCGAAGTTGAGCCCCATGGCGTAGGCGCGACCGCTGTCGTCGCGCGAGTAGAAGCCGGTCTCCATGGCCGCGCGGCCAGACAGGAACTCACCCGTCGGCGGCGTGTTCGGGCGGGGGTTCGTTGTGTAGACGAGACCGTCGCGCGTCAGCACGCTGTCCTGATTGTACTTGCGGCCCAGCTTGGCCGCCGTCTCCGCGTCCGCGATGATCACGAAGCTGCGCTCAGGCTCGGGCGTGCCGTAGTATCCGGTCACCCGGCGATACGGGATGCCAGCTGCCTCGAAGTCCGCGATCAGGCGGGCTTCGTTTTCTTGGTTGCGCCGGACCCGGATGCTGTCGGGGAGGGTGCTGTCGTCTGCGGTGAGGGTTGCCCATCCGGGCTTGCCGAAGAACTCGGGGCCGAGGTCTGAGAAGAGGTCGTCTTCAGTCGCCGGGCTCTCGCTTCGCGCAATGACTTGAGCATTTCCTTGACCACCAAGTCTTGCGCTTCCTCCGTCGATATCACTTCCATTGAAGCCTCGCTTTCCGGCGGCCCGCTCGGCCCCCTGCTTGAAGTTCTTGCTGTCCGCCTTCGCGCCATGCGCGCGCCACAGCTTCTGCTCATAGTACCACAACAGCGCCTGAATGGAAGAGGGTGATTTCCCCAGATCGTCAGCGATCTGGGTGATCATGATGTCCAGCGCCTGCCGGTCGCCGCGCGTCGGCTGATCGTTGATGCCGCCCTCGGCGAGCAGCTTCGGCCCGGCGTCCATCAGCGTGCCGCGATGGCGGCCGAAAGTCCGCATCAGCCAGAGGTCGACCGTCACCGCCGTGGCGTCGATCCCGGTGGCGTTGAGCATGAAGTCGGAGACCTTCGGCCCCCACGCTGCCATACCGCGCTCGGGCTTGCCGTTGGGGGTGATGTCGCTCGGCAGATACTCCTGCCATTTGCGGGTCTGATCTCCATCCTTGAAGATACCGGTGGCCCGGCGGAACTCCGCCAGCTCCTTCGGCGTGTGCTTCTCCATCAGCCACTTCAGCGCGCCCTCTTCGCCGCGCTGCTTGATCAGGAAGGTGAGCATCGGCAGCGACGTGCCGGAGCTGACGCCGTACTTGGCAGGCACCAGCTGCTTGCCCTCAGGCCCGGGCTTCATGCCCTTCTTCTCGATCTCGTCCTTCGACAGCTTGCGCCGGGTCGGCCGAACGTCGACCAGCTCGCCGGTGCGCAGGTATCCGCTGAACGCCTGCACGGCGTCTTCCCAGTTGTTGGTCGGGTTGTTCTGGGGCGACAGCAGGGCGGCCACCGCGAGGAACAGCATGCGCTTGACCGGGTCGTCCTTCAGCTCGGGGATCACCTCGACGGTGATCGCCATGGCAGCCGCCACGTCCTCGACGTACCACTGGTCGCCGCTGTCGTCGGAGCCCTTCAGTTGGAAGGCGATCTCCTCCTTCATGTCCGCGATCATCATGGCACGGTCTTCCATGTTGTTCAGCGGATCGAGGCGGCGGCCATTGCGGGCGAGGGCGTCGTCGGTGAAGGCGCGCGCGATGTCTTGGATCGTGATGGTCTCGCCCCGCTTGCCGCCGGTCGGGATCGCCCGCAGCGGGGCACCCATGATCGGGACAGAGGACTGGTTCAGCGTACGGGATAAAGCCTCGCGCGCCTGCATGCGGGCGGGTGCGCCCTCGACGTCGGGCGTGCCCTTGACGGAGCCCATGCCCGCGAACGTGCGCAGGGCGTCGGCCAGCTCCTCGTTGGTGGCGTCCTCGGTCAGGCCCGCCGCCGTGGCCGCAGCTTCGATGGCCGCAGCCTCGTTGCCGCCAGCGGCGCGCAGCGTGGTCAGGTCTTCGACCGCGACCTCGGAGATCGAGCCCTCGGGGCGGAAGACGCGGGGCAGCGGGTTCTCGGCGAGGAACTCCTCGACCGGCATGTTCAGGCGCTTGGCCATGACCTCGGCGAAGACTACCAGCTGGGTGGCCTCGGCGCTCGCCACGCCCGGGGCGCGGCCAGCCGCCTGCAGCTCGTCGACGAGCTGGGTGCGGGCGGTCTCGAGGGTCTGGGTCAGGCGCTTAGTCCCGGCCTCGACTTCCTTGATGGACGTCTCGAGGTCCTTCATGGTCTGGCTGTCCGCGTCCTGCGCGGCAGCGACCTCGGCCAGCGTGGCCGACCCGTTGATCCGCATATGCTCGCGGAGCTTCTTGTCCATGTCGGTGCCCGCGATCCGCGTCGCGTAGTCGGCGGTCGGGATGGTGATGTCGCCGCCCTCGCTCATCGTCTGGGCGATCTGCTCAGGCGAGAGGCCGGTGGCCTTGGACACGTCTTCGACGGTGACCGCGCCGCTCTGCATCAGCTGGTCGAGCCCAGCGGTGTCGATCTGCACGCTCTCGACCGGGCCGTTCTTGGTCAGCTCGGCGACAGCCTCGCGATACTTCTCGGGCAGCTTGGCCTTGAGCTCGCTGTTCTCGGCGTTGCTGGCCAGCGCCTCGAAGAAGCTCTGCGCGGTCTGGGTCTCCTGCAGCTGCTTGCGGCGCTGGTTCAACGCCTGACCGCCCACACCGAAGACTTCGATGGGAACGGTGACCAGCTCGGCCAGACCTTCGATGGCGATCTCAAACGGGTCGAGCTTCTGGTCGGCGGCCAGCAGAGCCAGCGCCTCGCCGCTCGAACCCATGACCGCCTGCACGATACCTTGTGCGAGGAGCTCGCCCATGGGCGACTGCACCAGCTGCTTGCCAGCCACGCCGCCGGACAGGGTGTCCATCACGCCGATGGTCATGGCGTAGGCGGTGGCCCGGTCCCGGGTCATCTCGCGTGCCATGGGCGACCGCATGAAGGCGGCGATGCCTGCCTCGGTGCGCAGGTCGAAGCCTGCGTCCTTGGCGATCTGCTCGTACATGGGGCCGTAGGACATGCCGCCGGAGGTGACACCGGCGACACCTGCGCCGAGCATCGGGCTCTTGGTGATCAGCGTGGTGGCTGCACCGGCGACCAGCGATGGCGCGCTCTCGAGCACGACCGTGCCCAGCCACGCCGCGCCGTCCGCCGGGTTCTCGATCAGGGCACCCATCTGGGCACCGAAGCGTTCCCACGCGCCGAGGTCGCCACGCTTCTCGACGTCGGCGAGGCGGCGGTCGACGGCAGTCACCCGCTGGCCGCGCTGATATTCCGCCTCGTTGACGCCCTTGGCCGCCATCTCGTCGATCAGCGACAGGGTGGCCTCTTTTCTCAGCTCGTCGATCTGCGCGTCACTGGGTGCGACCGAGGCGTAGAGCTTGCGGCCCACGGCCTCGCGCAGCCTGCGCGTCGGATCGAAGGCGTCCCTCGCCTTGTCGGCCACGAGGCCGAGGGCGCCCGAGATCGTCGAGAGATCGCGCGGGGTGGCGGTGTCGGCTGCGATCTCGCCCAGCGTGCGCTGACTATCGGCGCGCGCCTGCTCGGCCCGGGCCAGCTTGCGCGCGTCGGCGGCGTAGCCGAAGGTCTGGCTCTTGGCGGTCAGCGCCAGATCGGCACCGCCCTTGGTCAGGGCTTCGACGGACTGGCCGAGAAAACCCAGCTCCTCGCCATACTCGCGCACCATGATCGCGTTGACCGGATCGGCCGACGCCCACACCGCGAGGCGGGGGTTGAGGTCGGCGACGCGCTTTTCACCTTCCGCCTTGCGGAAGGCTTCGGTCATCAGCCCTTCGGAAAAGAACGCGGGCGCAGGGAAGGACTGACCCAGAACCTCTTCGGAGCGACCGCTGATCTTGGCCGCCAGCGCGGCGGTGTCGGCAGTCGTCTCGCGGTAGTGATTGATGGCCAGACGGGCGCGCTCACTCGCGCCGTCCTGAACCTTGTCCATGTAGCTCTTACCCACGCGGGGTGCAGGAGCCAAAGCACCGACAGAGCCTGCCTCGGGTTTAGAACCGAGGACGCGTTCCAGATAGCTTCCAGCCATGAGTTTTCCTTACTGTGGGCGGATCGTGGGGAGGGATGCGAAAGGCTCTTCTTCGGGATTGATGAGACCTGCAGCGACGTCGTTGACGTAGGTCTCCCAATGCATCCGAAGCTCATCCTCGCTCATCCCCATCATGTTGCCATAGACGAACGCTGCCACAGGCAGCTCCATGCTGTCAAGCGGAACAGGGGCCTCTTGGCCCCGGATCAGGGTGCGATTGACGAAAGCCTGCGCCACTTCCTCGGGCGTGGGCGTGCGCCCCAGCGCGACCGACAGCTTGCGGGTCAGCTCGGCGCGCGCCTCGGCGGGCACGTCGTCGTACTCGATGAAGGGCTTCGGCGTCTCGCCGTCCTGCAGGTCGCTGTACTGGAACAGCATTTTGGGCCCGCCGAACATCGTGTCCGGCGTGATGTTCAGGGTCTGGGCGTAGATCATGTCGTCGATCTCGGGCGTGGTCGGCTCGCGCTTGTTCTCGTTCCAGAAGTCGATCTTCTGCTGCTGCAGTCGAAGCTCCATCTGATACTCGGCCTTCGCCCGCTCCTGCGCGTTCTTCTCGCCGCCCTTGACGCCGACCCGGTCGAGGTGCCGACCGATGGCGGTGCGATCCTCAGACTTGACCGGCACGGCCAGCGCCGGGTTCTTCGCGATCTGGTCCTCGGTGATCGCGATACCCTCGAGCTCGCCGCGCGCGGCCGACCGGGCGTCGGACAGCGCCCGGTAGTCGGCGGCCGACAGCCGGTCGCGGTACATCTCGATGGAGCCTTCGGCCGCGAAGTCCTTGCGTGTGGCGAGGTCCTGCGACAGCTGCATGTCACGTAGCATGCCGTAGACCTCGGGGTCCGTGACCAGCTTGCCGGTCTCGTTCCTCGACACCATCTCGCGGAACACGTTCGTGCCGTCGATCCCCAGCGCGATCTGCTCCTGCAAGGTGAGGGTGCTGTCGCCCGTGGTGAAGTAGCGTTCGGACGCGTCGTCGATGACCGCGCCGGAGGTGGCGCGCTTGCGGGCCGCTTCGGTCGCCTCCCGCTGCTCGACCTGCGCGAGGAAGGCGGCGCGGTCCTTGGGGTCCGCGATGGTCTGGGCGAACGAGTACGCGGCACCGAAGTCGAACTCTACCGTGGCCCCGCCTTCTCCGATGTGCCGTCCCGCGTATGCGTGAAGCTCGCTCACCGTCATGTTATAGCTCACGCCCGGGTTGGCCGAGACCACGCCACTCCAGTCCGCGCCGATTGCCTTGTACACGCTGGCGACCGACGCGCCGGGGTTGGCCTGCAACTCCCGCAGGATCGCGGGGCCCGCGCCCATGCCGAAGTGGTGCAGCAGGTACTTGTTGACGTTGTTGATCGGTGCCCCGGTAGCCTCGATCAGCTGCTCGTACCTGACCTCGTCGTACTTCATGACGGCCATCTGGAGGTCGGGGTTCATCTTCGCCGCCACGAGCTCCGACTGCGACATGCCCGCGAACTCTGGGGGCAGCGCGCCGGAGGCCGAGGCCGCCGCCACGCTTTGCTTCCACGTGCCATCGGTGTACTGGAACAGGCCGCCAGCCGAGCTCAGCGCGTTCTGCGCGTTCGGGTTGCCGCCGCTCTCGCGCGTCATGGTGGTCTCGAGGAAGCTGCCGCTGCTGCCGCCGCTGCCGGTCTTGATGAACTGCGACATCCAGCTCTCGACCCGCGCGCCTTGCACGGCGGGGGCGAGCAGGTCCTTGACCTTCTGCTTCTCGGTGGCTGACAGGCGCTCTTCATTCTCGATGTACTGGGCCGCAGCCTCGGGATCGCTGGCGGCCATGAGCACGGCGCGCTGGCTCAGCGTCTCCATGACCAGTGCCTCGTTGGCGCGCTCCATCGTCTCCGGCGCGACGCCGGTCAGGGCACCCAGCCGCTCTTGCTCGGCGACCGCGCTGGCGAGGTCCTCCTCGAACTTGGCGTCGTCGTTGAAGTGGTCGAGGGCGTCTTCCTGATAGCCGGTCACCCCGGCCTGATAGCCGTCAATGGTGGCCTGCTTCTCTTGGGCCGTCATGTTCTTGTAGATGTCGTCGGCGCGGCTCATGGCCAGCGCCTCTGTGTCCTGCAGGAACTTCTCCCGTTCGCGGGGGTTGGTGAACTTGGCGGCCTCTTCCTGCCGCATGCGCTCGAGACGCTCCAGCGCCTTCTCGCCCGCGACCTTGGCGTTCAGGCCGGTGGCGTTCGCGGCGTCACCGACCGCCGTGCGGGTGTTCTCGCGGAGGCGCTCCCTACCCTCGCGGACCCGGGTCTCCCCAGCCAGCTCGTCGCGCAGCTGCAGCGCGCTGCGCACCTCAAGGGCGGCAGCGCCCACCGACTTCATCGCGTCGCCCACCTCGGACCCAAAGCTCTCCTTGGTGTCGTAGTTGCGCAGCGAAGTCTGGCCGACCGGGCGGTCGCCGATCTGCGACTTGTAGATGGGCGCGTTGGTCATCTGTTGATCCAAGCCTTGTAGATGTCAGCCGCGCCGCTGGCGGCGTCGGCGATGGTGCGCAGGTTACCAGCCTGACCGGCGTACTTTCCTTCACGCCGGGCGGCGTCGCCCTGCGCGGTGTAGTTGAGCTTCGCGCGGTTGAGGTCGGTGATCTCGCTCTGGGTGTTCCGCTTCGACGTCTCCATGTCCCGGCGGATGTTGTCCGTGGTCATGAAGATCGCGTCGAGGGGCGAGCCCCACGTGGTGTCCAAGAAGTTGGAGGCCGCGCCTGCGCGCTGCCTGCCAGCCACTTCCCGGCCAGACCTTACGACGTCGCCGATCTCACGCTGCCCACGGAACTGGGCGTCGTTGATCTGGAGGTCGACCAGCTTTGCGTTTTCTGCAGCGATACGCGCCTCAGCCGCAGCCGCAGCTTGTGCGGCCTTCTTGGCTTTGCGGTTTCCGAAGAAACCTGACGCGAGGCTCGCTACTCCGAGGGCTGCCTGAAAGAAGATACGTACTCCTTGTGAAAGGGTTGCGGTTCAGTGCTTATATCACCCTCGTAAGGGCTTGTCTATTCGCCCGGCTCCCAGTCGGGCGCGACGCCCAGAACCGTCATCGGCAGCGGGTAGGTCTGCACCACGAACACCGTAGCGTCCCGCACCCAGTCGCCATCGACGGTCATGCTCACCGTCTGGGTCTTCAGCGGGATGGGCCCCCCTATCATGGATGGCTCCCACTCCACAAGCTCGTTCAGGCTGTCCAGCCGGATGCCGACCTGCACACCACGCGACCGCTTCAGGCTGACCGCCACCTCGCCGACCGCCTTGAACCGGCCGACCATGGAGCCCAGCTCGTCGGTCTCGAAGTCGATGGGCAGGGTCTGCAGGTAGCTGGTGTACGGCAGGCCGACGTGTACCACGTTGCCCTCGACACCGAGGTTGACCACGCCCGCCTCGTTGACGGTCAGGCCGTCGATGACGTCGCCGTCGATCAGCGCGATCACCTCTTGACCGCGCAGGTGCAGCAGGCCAGATAGCTGGCTGGCCGTCACGCTGTCGTTGTCGTAGGTCAGCCCGGCGTCGACGAAGAACGGGGCGGTCGCCGAGTTGTCGAAGCGCAGCTCCAGCCGCTCGGTCTGCACGACCTCCTTCTCGGCGAAGGGGTCGAACCGGCCGACGACCGCGTACAGGCGGTCGTTCACACCCTCGCGGGCGCGGACGACCTGATAGACGAACGGGGCGGAGCCCCCGAGGTTGTGCCGGGTCCAGCCCCAGATTTCATGCTCGGCCATGTACGCCATAGACATCAGGCTGCCGTCGCTCAGCGTCACCCACACCTGCCGGTCGGGTGCGTTGGTGTAGCACCACGAGGTGATTTCGCGGCCCTCGAACAGCTCCTTCACGAGGACCGTCAGCTCGCGCGACTGGGTCGTGGCGTTCGGGTTCAGCGTGAGCAGGAAGTCGCGGATCGTCGCGCCGTCAGGCTCGACAAACATGGCGACGTCGCCCACGACCACGGGCTCAATGTCGTAGCTGCCGAAGTAGCTCTCCGGCTTCGGGATGATCGAGGTCGGGGTCAGCACACCCTCGGTGTCGTTGCCCAGCACGACCCACTCGGCCGACGAGGTGAAGACGAACAGGGCACGCCCTGACACCATCGACCGGATGTCGTTCCGCTCGCGGGTGCGTAGCCGGAAGCGCAGGCCGTCGTCGGGCTGCGAGGGATAGCTCACCGTGAAGTTGGTGAAGGCCGCGACCTTCGACATCTCGATCAGCTGCGGCTGGTTGTCCGTGGCCGCGAACGCCAGACGCTGTTCGATGAAGTTGACCACGCCCGGGTAGTTGCCCGCCGACCCGAAGGGGTTGCGCGCAGCCTTGGGGCGGATCGACTGATCCGGCGTGATGTTCGTGTCGTCGAAGGTCAGGGCGTCGGTCGTGCCAATGTAGCCGTAGCCGCTCGCGGTCTGCCGGTAGACGTTGTACAGGATCGCGCCGGTGACGGCGGGCCACGTCAGGACCGTCTTGCCGCCGGTCGACAGCGAACCGTTGGCGATGCTCGCGGTGCGAGGCAGACCCTCTTCCAGCGTTTCGTCGGCGAGGGCCGACACGGCATACGACAGCGACTGGGCCGCCGCCGGGCTAGGCGTGGGGGTGAGAGACGCCGGGGCCGCGACGGCCGGGGCGAACGAGTGCGCTGCGAGCACCCAATCATCCAGCGCGACGAAGGTCAGCTTCTGAGGTGCGTAGCCCGGGTGGGCGAGGTACATGTCGAGGTTGTCCTGCGCGAACCGGATGAAGGCGATGTCGCCCGGGTCGTACGAGTGGGCGAACGAGTAGACCTTCTTCAGCTCAGCCCCCGCGCCGAGGTTGCCCCAGAGACTGGCCCCGGCGCTCATGTCGAGCGGCAGCTTGTCGTAGGTCTCGAACGTGATGAACTCGCCGGAGATGGAGGCTACGCGCAGCACCTGCTCACCGATGGTGAGGTCGCCCGCTGGATCGTCGAGGTATACCAGCTCGCCGACCGTGTAGGTCGCGGCGTCCACGCCGCTGGCCATCTCGAGGCGTCCCGTGGCGGCGTAGTCGACCGCGACCACATCCTTCGCGGTGAAGGAACTGTCGATCACGTAGGCCCCGTCGAAGATCACGTGGACGACGTCCTCGGTGAACTCGAGCACCGCAGTGCTCTGGTTCGTCAGGGTGAACGGGATGTTCCACTGGATGTTCGTCAGCGCGCTGGTGTCGAAGCCTGAGGCGATGCGAAAGCCCGCCCGGTTGGCCATGCCACCCTGCGTGCGGATCAGCATGTTGACCGCGTCCTTGACGCCGGACGCGTACTTGGTCGTGTCCGTGCGGGCGTACATCCCCTCGCCGAGGATGCCTCCAGAGAAGTTAGGTTGAAAGACCCGGGTCGGCATCAACGCCTCCAGTACGTCGAGCCGTCGGCGCTGGGCGGCGCAGACCGCTGCCCATCGTTGCCGTAGACATAGCTCTCGTCATCCGTGTAGCTCGTGTGCTCCTGAGAGGCGTCGACTTGGATCGCCATGTTCAGCTCCTGCACCGCCATGTTCCGCATCGCATCCACGTCGCTGGACCGGCGGGTCATGCTCGGCGCGAGGTACTCGGCCACCTTGGCCGCCACCGCCTTCTTGAAGTGCAGGCTCCACGTCTCTGGCCCCCGCTCTTCGAGGGTGACGTACCGGGCGTAGGCCGGGGACAGGTTGCAGTAGATCGCCGCGCCGCCGATCAGGTAGTCCTTGATCGCGACCTTCGGACGATCCGGTTCGAACAGGTAGAACAATTTTTTGGATCGCACGGGGAAAGCGTAGGCGTGGGTGTACGCCTCCTCGAGATCGTTGTCGATCTCAGCCAGTGCGACGGTCTCGCGCAGGAACGTCCAGTCGGACGCCTGCGCGATCTCGTCAAGCGCGATAGGGTAGAAGACCGAGCAACGCTGCGCTTCCACGCTGCCTTGCTCGAAGGACGAGATGCTCGTCTTGCCGAGGTAGCCGACCAAGGCGAGGTTGCAGATTTCAACAGCCGTGGCCAAGGTCATCGGTCAGTCTCCCTGTTCAGTTGGTGCGTCGGACCCGGCGGGTAGCGGGCGCTTCCTCCCCCTGACCGACGTCTCCAGAAGCTTCTTCGGCTTCATCTGGGACGGGTTCGGGGGCTCGCTCCGGTTCGGCTTCGACACTCCGGCGCTTGGCTCGGGCCGGTTCTTCACGAATGTTGCCACGCCCCGGTTCGCCTTTGGCGAGGAGCTGGTCGAGTTGTCCTTGTAGCGCACTGACCTTCTCCTTCAGTTGCAGGTTCTCTGCGCGCAGACCGGCAACGACACCGGCGCTCTGCGTCACCTCAGCGAGCAGCTGCTCGTCGGTGATACCACGATTGAGCGGGCGATTGCTAGTCGCCATGTAGCTCATTTCCATGGCCCGATGCGCGGAGGTGAAGTCCGACCCGCTCGGATCAACCATCCAGCGTTTCGAGAAATGCTCTTTGTCCGAGATGGCGAAACGCTCACCTTCGACGCGGGATTTCCCGCCGTAGTAGCCGCGCCCGATGGCGAGGACGATCATGGGCTCTGACATCTTGGGTGCTCCTGCGGGTCAGATGAAAACTGTATCGGGCCGCCGCTAGGGCGGCCCGAGGGTGCTTAGCCGGTCAGCTTACGCAGACCAGTTGGCGCGGCCGAAGACCAGACCGGCGGTAATCTTACCGGCGGACAGTCCTTGGTTCGGCGTGTAGGCCAGTCGCACGTACCGCTTGTTGATGCCTTCCGGCAGGTAGAACGGGATGAGCCGCGCCCCCAGCGTAAGGTCAGCCTGCGGGATCACAACCGACATGACCGTCGACTTCGTACCGAAGCCTTCGGCGTCGTCGATTTCGATGGCCAGTGTCAGCTGGGTGAAGTCGTTGCCGCCGTCATCGACGAAAGCTTCGGTCACCTGTACGAGCACCGGGATGGGACGACCTTTGCCAAGGTCGCGGGTGATGGGGCCAGCCGCGTGCTTCGGCGTATCCACGGCCCCGAGGTCGATCACGTTCGTCGAAGGGATCAGAGCCGCGCCTGCGCCGACGAGGCTCTGCTGATCCGAGAACATGCTCTGAAGGTCCATAAGCATCTCTGCTCTCCTTTTGTCCTTCGTTGCGTTAAAGCCGGGCGGATCGCTCCGCCCGGCGCTCAGGGCTTAGACGACCCGGGCTTCCGTCTCCAGCAGCGCGTCAGCGCGGCGGATGGGGTGGCCAAGGAACATCGTGGTCGGACGCCCGCCGTAGTCCTCGATAGACAGGCGAACGTTGTTGACGTTCATCGCCTGCTTGTGGAGGAACTTCGCGATGGTCCGTGAGCAGTAGATGACCACGTTGCCATCTGCGGCACCGGGGTTATCCAGCTGGTAGTAGGCGTCGATCATGTAGTCGATCAGATCGGCACCTGCGGAGGCGTCGGCAGTCAGGGCCGACACGTCGATGTTCGCGACGCGGGCGATCTGACGCCAGTCGCGGACAGACATGCCGAGGTCTTGAGAGAACTTCTCGCGGTAGACCTGATACAGGCTGCCGTCCGACTTCTCCTTGGTCTCCTTGCCGATATCCTCGCGCTGGATGCCCAGCGGCGAGCCCTCGGGGTACAGCAGGTGGGCAGCGTTCTCGCCCCACGTGATGAACCAGATCGAGGTGTTGTCCGAACCCACGCCGCCTGCGTCGACGATCTGATTGCCGTTGGGGGCACCCAGATCGCTGTAGCGGACGGACAGGCCGTCGAACTTCTCCGGCTCGGTCGCAGTGTTGCCGTAGAACACGTTGTAGGCAGCCTCGTGGGCGATGCCCATCAGGTGCGCCTTGGCCTCGTTCATGCGGAACTTCTGCGGGTCTTTCGCGCGCTCGACGAGCTTCGCGTCGACCTCCGACCAGTCTTCCATGTAGCCGGTCGCGTCGGTGACCTGCGTGGTGGTGCCCTTGGTGGGCTGGACACCCTCGTACAGGCGACGCCACGTAGGCGTGGGTAGACCTGCCCGGATCGTGGTCAGGTGCTCGTGGCCTTGGTTGCACTCCATCGCTGGAGCGTCGGCCATGAAATCATTGCGCTGGGCCATGATCTCGATGATGTCGGCGACTTCGTCGTTCCGGTTGGTTTGGCGACGGAGGTCGGCGAGCGTCAGGTAGCTGGAACCGATGGTTGCCATTGCTCTAGCCTCTCTTGGTTTCGGGGGTTGTGTTGCCGTACCAGCTCCGCTGAGTTGGCACGGATGCTTCAGAGGTCTGGCCCGTCTCGAACTTGTCGTTCGACGTGGTTTGACCCAGCATGGCGAACGCCCGGATGATGTCGGGGTTGGCTGCGAGGACGAGCCCTTCAGGCGACGTCAGAAACTCCCTGAACTCGGGGCTCACTTTGGCGGCAGCGAGACCTGCCTCCATCCGCTTCACCGTCAAGTCCCAGTTCTCTGACAGATACTTGTCGGCCTCGACGACCTTCCCGTATTCCGTCAGCGTCTCTTGCGTCTCCGCTTGGGATGCCTCGAACCATGCGGCCTCCTTCTCGGCGATCTTGGCAGCCTGTTCTGGCGTTACCCCGATCTCGCGAAGCAGTCCGGTCCACTCTTCCATCCGCTCGCCCTCGAGCCCGAAGGCTTCCGGGTAGTTGAGCTCGTACGTCCATGCGGAGGGGTCGTCCCCTCCGGTAGTTCCGGTCGTGTCGCCCCCGGCCCCGGTCGCGTCGCCTTGCGGTACACCGTTGCCTTGTGCGCCAGCATCGCCGGTGCCTGCTGCACCTCCGCCGTTCGCACCACCGTCATTGCCTGTTCCTTGCCCCCCAGATGCGCCTTCACCCGCTGCGTTGAACAGGGGCATGCGACGCCAGCTGGAAAGAAGTGCGAGCATGGTGTTATTCATCGCCGCCTTCTCCATCACGCTGGTCGATTTGTCTGTGCTGCTCGCGGAGGGCCAGCGCCTCCGTCTGCAGAGCTGCGAACGAGCCCGGCTTCACTTGCTCGATATGTTCGACCAGATCAAGGCCGACTGCGCGTCGGCCCTCCCGGTAGAACGTCTCACTGTTGCCAGTGAACGAGCGAGTGAACACGCCCGTGCCGTCGATCAACCGCATCAAGACGCGGCGACCAGCTGGGTTCTCCAGCATGGCTCGAAGGTCGCTGTCAGCTTGACGCTGTGCAGCATTGATCCGGCGCGAGGGTTTGTTCTCGTGTCTCATGAGTGAGCGTTATACCTGAGCCGATATGCCCTCGTCAACCACACACCCGGTGGCGTTCGACCTCGCCGCGATCCTCGTCGTAAATGATCGACTGAGCCTCGGGGTGATTGGTCCACGCGCCCGACGCGGCGTAGGCGTCGCGGTCGGTCATGCAGCTTGCCTGCTCCCACATCGCTCCTCCGATCCGGCGCGCTGCCTTGTGGTGTTTGTCGCCGGTCCAGACGTAGCAGTGCGGGGCCTGCCCCCAGTCCTCTCGGTGCTGGTCAGCCATGCTGAGCACCAGCTGCTCGGGCTTCGCCTTGTCGCCGTGGTGGCTGAAGAGGAAGGTCTTGCCGCGCCGGTAGGCCCAGAACTCGCCCGGGTGCTCGTTGACCTCGACCTGAGGCGTGTCGTAGTAGCGCCACTTCGCCCCCATGAGCAGGCCAATGTAGGCGGTCGGGTCGTGATTGCCCGGCTTGATTACGAGCTTGACACGGGGGAACGCCTGTGCCGCAAGGTCGGTCACCTTGATGATGCTGTCGACCGTGCTGTTCACCACGTGGAAGTGACGCGTGTCCGTGTCGAGGATGTTCTTGTGTTTCGGGGTCATCCCGGTGTTGTCGTTGGCGTGCAGCGTGTCCCCGTTGAACAGGAGGATCATCTCGCTGATGTCCTTAGGTGTGCGGTCGAGCAGCTTGCACACCCAGTCCTCGAGACGCTGGGTCGCGATCTTGACGTCCCAGTCGCCAGACCCGGTCTCCGCGCCCCACGCATACATGCCGACGTGCAGGTCGTTGATCGGGATCAGGCCGAAGCGTTTGGTTGGTGCCGCCAGCTCCGGGGCCTTGGGGATGTAGACTGGCGGTACGCTCGAGAACAGGGCGTCCATGCGCTCGAGCAATCCGTCTTCCTCGGGCAGGGCCTTACCGGGCTTCATCGAGAACGAGTACTCGATGCCGCCCGCCTTGCGCTGCTCCTCGCTGAGCTTCGTCTTGATCCAGACGAGGTTGGCCTCGCCCTTCGCGCCGACGTAGTCCATCGCCTGCTTCATGGCAGGGTCGATGCCGAACCCCGCCTTGCGCGCAGACTTCACGCGCCGCTGCGCCGAACTGGGGTCGATGCCCAGCGCGACCGCCACCTTGCGGTAGCTGCCGAGCTCCGCGTAGAGCTCGGCAGCCCGTACGTTCTCCGCCGCCTCTTCAGCGGCCGATATCCCTGCTCTCGCCATTACGCGAACTCCCTGCCCAACGCGTAGCGGAAGTCTGATCGGACCAGCCGCCACTCTCGCTCCTGCACGTAGAACCCATAGCCCGGAACGAACGTAGGCATCCCATACCACTCCAACGAGTTTGGAAGCAGGTAGTGCTTCTCGATCACGCAGGCGAGGTTGTCGATGTACTTCAGATCGGCGGCGTCGGTGTTCTCCAGCGGGTCGAGCTGGAAGCGCGTCGCGACGACAGACATCAGGCGGTCTTCCATTTCCCCGTACGATGGAAGTTGCACCTTGACGGGGCGCACCATATCGCCGAGCACGTACTCAGGCGCGTCGTGCAGCAGCGCCCAGCGTTTCAGGTTGCGGCGTCCCGGGAAGATGTTGCGCGCCAGCGCCTCGCACAGGAGCGAGTGCTGAGCGACCGAGTACGGATAGACCGTCGCGCCGCCGAAGCGGTTCACCAGCGAGAGCTGGTGAGCGATGTCTTCCAGCACGATCTGCTCCGGGTCGGGGTCTAGCGGGTGGAATTTCCTCCCGCTATGGGTCTGCGACCACGAGCCTCGCTCATGGCCGTGTATCTGCGTGCCATGTTCCCAGTTGTCGATCTGTTCAGCATCGAGACCCATCACAGCTTCTCCTCGGTGTATGGTTGCTTCGGCTCCGGGTAGCGGTGGAACAGGTCGTCCACCACCTTCCCGAGACGCTCGCGTGTGGCCGGCAGGTCTGCGCGCGGTGGGCGGTCGTCCACCAGCTTGTCTTGGATCATCGCATCGCGCAGGACGGTCAGGCTGGCGATGGCCTTGGTGATGTGGCTGAGCCCGCTGTCCTTGTCGATGTTCTCGCCCTCCCACCACTGCATGATGTGGCCGAAGGCGGCGTCGACGTAGACCGAGGCGCGGACGCCTGCCACACGGTAGTTGTGCTTTCCGTACTTTCTGGCACCCTCCAGCATGGCAACGCCCAGCTCGGCCATAACCGTCAGCGGGATCGTGGTGAACTGACGCCACTTCTTGATGCCGACGGCGTCCTTTGGATTGGTGTCCTTGGATGTGAGGCGAGGGTCGCCGAGGCGCGGCATGACGTGAAAAGCGGGCCGTTCATCCTCAATCTCCAGAACCCTCGTGACCGAGCTCGGCTCGTCCGGGTACGGCTCCGCGACGTCCCAGTAATCGTTGCCTGCGTTCCAGACATCGGGCCCCTGCCCTAGTATGCGGGGTGCTTCATGCGGCATGGTAAGCTCCTGTGGTTGTGTATGTGGTTTGTTAGTACCACGCACGGGAGAGGGCGTCAACAGAGGGCTCTCGCGGACCCCGCTCGATGCCGCAGCCGATCTTCCACACGCGAAAGGTTCTCCGCCATGGCCTCTAGTTGCGCCTCGATCCGGCCAACCGCCCGCTCAATGTTGTGTTCTTCCCCGCGTGTCGTGGCGTCACACCGAGAACGAGGCGGTGATAACGTCCACCTTCTTCGGGCCGTTGTATTGGCAGACGCAAAGCCAATAGGACCCGGTGCCCAGCGAAGCCGTGCCGCCGCCCGTGACCGTTCCCGCGCTGTTGCCGCGATGGTCTAGGCCGCTTGCCTCCGCCGCCGTGGTGCCATCCAATCCCATCACGATGGACAGCGGATCGGTGACTTCGGACAGGAACACCGCCCAATGGACCGTGGAGTTTGTGGCAATATCCGTGACCACGGTGAAAGCCGCTGTGGCCTCGTCTGTGACGGTCAGGCTGCTCAGTGTAGGCACCGGGCGCAGCGTGTCGCTGATCGTGTAATCCGACTGCAAGGGTGACCCGGCGGTCACATAGTCAAACGGGCTTTTCGTGTCGAAGTCGCTGGCGTTGACCGGCTCAAAGTATGGCAAAGCTTCAGCATAGGTCGGATCAACCGGCAGGCTTCCCCAATTCGCCCATTGTGCCAGACGGCTTGAGAAGTAAGCGCCGCTTTGCCCCTGATATTTCACCACGCTGGTTTCCGTCACATCTCCAGATGTTGGTCCATATGTGTCGTAACCGATGGACCCATAGACGGAATTGGTGATCCGGTGCGCTCCGATGTTCCCGCCATCGCCCACCTTAGCCGTCCCGAACAGAACGCGGTTAATCCCACCTCCGATGGGGAAAGATGCGACATTGTTCGGAATAGCAAAAAGCCGGTCAATCACAACGTTGTCGGCATAGTCCACCGAAGCAATGTGCGGACTTTCCACAAGCTGCATATCCCCGGCGAAGGAGAACCGTGTGCCGGTGGTATCTGTGTCAGGGCGTTCTGAATAGAAGCGAGACTGAAACGGAGCGTCATTGTTATGCCAGACAATCCGGGCCTCATCGTAAACCATTTGCACCGTATCGTCAGAGGTTGCTTGGTCAACGTCGAGGTGCGGCGCGGTGGCTAGGTTTTCGTTGACGGAATAAATCGTCGGCAGGCCATAGAAGTTTCCGCCTTCAATCCGGCAACAATTCGCGGTCCGGTTCACGTTCAGGTAGGTTTTGCGGTAATCGTAATAGGGCTGACTGTGGTAGTTGCCGACATAGAAGATTGTTCCACTGACGCCGAGTTCGCAGCTAACATAACCGCCAAAGAAATAGTTATCCATCACGGTCATATCGCGCGTGTATTGACCTGTTGCCCACAGCAGGCGGGCCAGTTCGTATCCTGTGCTTGGAAAACCAGTTGACCAATCGCCCGCGCCATCCACATCGTAATCAATGCGGAAATAGCATTCCCTGACCGTGATATTCTGGTTTTGTCGGTTCACAGTGCTTTCTACAAGCAGACTGTTTTTCGTTTTCTGGTCCGCAAATCGGAGGTTCCGAATTGTGATGGACGACGGGAATAGAGACCGGATGCTATGGCAATGGTATTCGCCAGCCAACAAGCTTGCCGCGAAGCCGGTGTCGCCGGGCTTGACCGGACCCTCGCCACGCAAGGTGATCGGGCTGGTAATGCCGTCATCGCACTCGCCCTGCGTAGAGGCTGAAAGCCACGCTGTTCCGCCGACAGTCCGGTCCCTTGCGCCAATGCGGGCGTCTTGCCGGACCACTATGGTCAAACCGAGGTTTTCCGTAACCCCCGGGTCTGCGTCCACGTCCGCGTCGGTGGCAATATCCTTGCGGTCGGACACCTGCGTCATCGTCACGTCGTAAACCCGCCCTGACACACCGGACACGCGCAGCACAGCGCCGTTCGGGCATCCCGCTGCCCCGGTGAACACAAGCCGACCGGATGAAACCGTGGGGCTGTGCGACCCGAGCGATCCAGATACCAACCCGTCATAACTGTCGATATTCTCAATCGTGCCATTGGCAAGCTGGGGACGCCAGCCGCCCGAACCGGCGGGGGTATTTGCGCCGAAACTTGCGGCTTGGTAATCGTCGACTTCCGGCACGGGGGCGTTGACCGTGAAGTTGATCGCAGCAGGGTTCGTGATCGTGACCATTTAGAAGCCCACCTTTCCAGCCGCCCAAGCGCGGTAATCTGTCTTGTTCTGCGAGGTGACCGTGCCGGGAACGAAGGCCGCGCAATACAGCCGCATCGCGGCGAAGTTGGCCGGGCTTCCAGTAGCAAGACGCGCCCCGAGGGCAAGCAGGGCCGTCGTCGTGGCGTCGTTCGGGAAGCGCGTGCTTGTCGGGGCGTCGTTCCCGATGTCAACAACGTCGAGGTCTCCCGATCTGCGAATGCGAAGCCAGCATGTCGTCGCCCCCGTGGCTGGGATGACCTCAAGTTCCACGACGGCTTTTGCCATTGTGGCAGCGGACGTGTCGCTGATGTCCATGCCGTTAACGTTGATCTGTCCACCGATGGCGTTTATGGCCTGCGCGGCCGCGCTGTCGGTTTCCAAAGTCAGTCCGTGCGTGTTGTTTAGAGCATTCGTGGAAAGTGCCGAAGCGGACAGGAATGACCGGCTTGAGTTGGCTGTCTGTTCCTCAAGCCCGAGGATCAGGTAGAAACCGCCGGTCATGTCAACATCGCCGCTCGAACCTGTGAACAGCAGGTAATCGTTTGACCCGTCGAATTGCAGATAGGACTGCCCACCGCTGACCGTGTAGAGAGGCCGGTCTGTGGCCCCGGTGTTGACCAGAGTGCCGCCCTTGGTCCCGGCATTGTCCACGCGGGCAACAGGATCATTTGTCGCGGTGACGGCGGTGCTGCCCGCCGTGTTCTGCCACAGCTTCGACTTGTCCGCTGCATCGAGGAAGAACGATGCCAGCGTGGCCGGGTTGAAGCTTGCAATTGTGACTTCAAGGTTCAGGACGTTGGAATACACCCCGCCCACCTTCTGCACAACATTCAGCCAATAGGTGCCGTCCGCCTCGCCGGTCCAATCCTCGACCTCAGTGACAACCCCCGATGATACAGCGACAGACCCCATAGCCGAGGCTTCGATTGCCGCGCCGGCCAATGGCGTCGAGTTGGCCGCAAGGTCGTAGTAAACGGTTCCGCTCGCGGTATCGGTATCCAGAGAGATTTCGTTGGTTCCGGTGTCATAGGCGAGGTCGGAAATGACGGGCGCGACAGGCGCAGCATCCACCACCTCCGTCCCATAGCCGAACGGCCGCGTGTCCGCGTTGGTATTCGTCACCAGTTCCGACAAGCCAACCACGTCATCCTCGGCCAGCACGTCGGTCCCCAAGGCAGGTGAGCCGTTTACGGTCCAGACCGCCCCCACCGTGTCGATGGTGCCAATGGTCGTCAGGTAGGTGCCGGGCGTGTAAGCGTCCTCCGGCGTGTCCCCGGCCACGTAAGGCCCGAACGACGCGGGCGTGTCCTGCGTGATGATCGGCGGGGTGCTTTCGCCCCGGCGTCGTCGGCCGGGGCGGGAGATACCCCTTATGGTGCGGTAGCGCGACACTTACGCGTCACCAAAAGCCAGACGGATCGTGGCTGCTGCCACGCCTGCGCCGGTGATCGGTCGGAAGTACGGCACAGCCGTAGACAGCTCGACCATGCCCGCGCTGGTGAACGTGGCCGGGTTGCCCTCGGTGTCATCCAGCGTGAACCAGTTGGTGCCGTCGAGAGAGCCCTGCAAAGTGACCGTGCCCCCGAAGGTGCCGGTCACTGCAGCCGACGCGAGGACGAGGCCCTTGCGGCCTACCTTTAGCGTCTCGCCATTGACGCTTGCCGCGAGTGGACCCCACGTCGCGACGCCGTCTCTCTGGTTGATGGTATAGGTGCTCATGATGGTTCCTACCTTAGCCCAAGGTTGCGTAGGATGTCAACCGGACGACTGGTTGCATCGGTCTCTGCCATAACTTTCGCCGCCTCTGCGCCCTGCTTCACAGCGGGGGGCCATCATGGCGGCGTTCTGCACTGCGGCGTCCTGTTCGACGGCGGCGCGGCGGTTGCGGCTCGGCGGCGTTCCAGTAGTAATCGCCTGCGTTCCAGACGTCGATGGCCCGCTTCAGCGGGTGAGGAGTTTCGTAAGGCATGCCAGTCTCCTGTGGTTGTGCGCGCACCTTAGTACCACGTGCGAGGGTGGGGGTCAATGCCCCCACAGCCAGTCGTTCAAGCGAGCCAGCCTGCCCTTAGGCTCCGGTTCGAGTTCCGGTTCTGGTTCCGGTTCGCGCGGCATCCAGACGCCGTCGATGCGTTGGCAAGTCGCGAGCGTGTCCATGCTCTCCTCGACCCACTCGCTGTCTGGCATGCGTGAGCTGCTCGCCGCGATTGGTGTGCCGTCCTCTCTGAAGCGTACCCAGTATCCCATGATCACAACCCCACAGTCAGAAGTCTGGCGCATTGCCAAGTGTTTGCCACAGCCGTAGCGCCGACCATCGCCTCCACGCGCGCGGCGAGTGCGGTGGTGTTGACTGGCAGATCGGCCAGAAGAGAGCCCTCGGCCACGAACCGGGTGTCCAGCCGCCGCACCATGTACCGGACGTAGGTTTGGCCAGCTGGCGCGTAGAAGGCATACTCGTACGCCGCCGTGGCGCCGGGCGTCGGGAAGTTGGCCCCGAGATCGACGGCGGCGGCGGCTCCTGAGGCGTCGTTGTAGAAGATGCGCAGATTGGTCATCCCCGCGTCCGCACCCAGCAGCAGGCAGTTGGTGAGTGATGCGTTCAGCGTAGTCGACACGGCGGTGCTGCCCAGCATGCCTGCGCGCACCGCGCCGGTCGCGCCCAGCGCAGTGAAGCGAACCATGCCGACGTGCAGGAAGCCCCGGCGGTCGGCGTTGTTGCCTCTCAGGTAGTATGCCGCGCCGGATCGAACGCTCGACGTGCCGCTGGCCGTGCTGTTCGTTCCGTTGAAGTGGCCATACTCATCGAACTCTGAAGCGGTGCCCGGAGGCCCGGTGTTCGAGATGGTGGCCGTGACCGTGGCCAGTGCCTGCCCCACGGTCTGGACGCTCGTGGTCGTGTTCGGTTGAAACAATTGCGAAGCTGCGGCGGGTGCGTATACGTCCTTCGACTGCGCGACCACGAGCCAGCGTGCCAGCGTCGCGCTGTAACGCAGGGTGATGGTCTCGTTCGGCAACAGCCATATCGAGGTGAGCCCGTTCGATCTGATCCGGTTCGCGGCGGTGCTGGTCGCGCTCTCGCGCTCGATGCAGATCAGGAAGGCGCTGTCGTTCTGCAGCTCGATCTCTTGATCCGCCGCCCCGGCGACGATGCCAGTGATGAAGCTGTTCGTGGTGGGCTGGGCCTTGATGAGGCCGGTGTGTGCATCGAAGCCCGCAGGGTTCCAGTTGAACTGGTCCGTGGCCGGGGCCGCCGCGATGACCCCCTCGCGCGGAGCCCACGTGCCGTCGGCTCGCAGGAAGTTGACCACCCCACCCGCCGACGCCGGGACGAGCCCTTTCAACAGGCTGGTGAATACATCCAGCAAGGCAGTGACTTGAGTGGGCGTAAGGTCTTCAGCCACGCCGGAGCCTGCCGTGGTCCGACCCTTGATCCGGTTGGTGGCCATGCTGACCAGCGACGGGCTCTCAGGCATGGCGTCCAAAAGCTCGAGCGTGTGCGGGGGTGCCGCACCGCGACGCACGAGCAGGCGATCACTCGCCTGCTGCGCACTCGGGGTGATGTCGCTGATCTCTGGCACGTCAGGCCTCCGACAGGGTCAGGTTCGATCCATCCATGGTGACCGGATCGCCCTCAATGGTTACGACGTAGGCGGGCACCTCGTCTTCTTCACTGCCGGGCATCCGCCTGCGCCCTACGACGCGAACGACAACGGCCACGACAGCTTTTCCCCGCCGCTTCACGGGCCACCCATCGCGATGCGAACGGTCACGCCGCTGACCCCGAAGGCGGCCTTGGGCCGCACGAAGGTCACCGCTGAGGACAGCTCGACGAGGCCGGGTGAAGTCCACTCGCACGGCAGCCCGCGAGTGTCCCGCAGCGTGACCCAGTTTTCGCCGTCAAGCGATCCCTCGAGCGTCACGGTACCGCCGAACACGCCGGGGCCTGCCACCTGAACGGCGGACAAGACCAGAGCTCGCCGGTTGACCTTGAGGGGTACGCCGTTCTCTGCAGAGCCCATGGAGGACCACACTACAGCGCCGCCACCCGAGCTGGTTTGGAAAGGTACATCAGCCATCTTGTCACCTCAGTCCAAGGTTGCGCAGGATGTCGACGGGACGGCTGGTCGCGTCAGTCTCTGCCATCACTTTCGCCGCCTCTGCACCCTGCTTCACAGCGGGGGCCATCATGGCGGCGTTCTGCACTGCGGCGTCCTGTTCGACGGCGGCGCGGCGGTTGCCTCGGCGCTCCTCCACCTCATCCTCAGGACGCAGCAGGTTGCCGGGCACGCCCAGCATCTCGGCGTACTCGCGCACGGCCTCGTCGTTGTCGGTCAGGTCCAGCACCTCTTGGTCGCCAGCGGACACGTTGCCGAGGAAGCCGTACAGGCGTTCGATCCCGCCGGTGGCCACGGCCTTCTGCGCCTGCGCCAGCATCGAGATGTAGTCGATCTGGGTCGGCGTGTTGGCGTAGTCCGCAGGCAGCGGCTCGATCCGCCCGGCCTTGATCCCGGCCTCATAATACCGCTTTATGATCGGGGCCAGCTTCTCGCGGTGTTGGCGCTCGAGAACGGGACCAAGGCTGATCAGCTTTTCCTCATGCCGCTCGTCGATCTCGCGTGCGGTGATCTCGCTGCGCTGCAGGCGGCTGATCATCAAGAACAGGTTGGCGTACATGCCCTCGTCGATCCGGTCCTCGGTATCTCTGATCATCTCGCGGAGGTGTTGGATCGGAGGGTTGATCTGGTAGGCTGGCACCATGCCCTTCGACGGGTCAGCCATGAAGTTGACGCTCTCCGGGTTCAGGCTGTAGCCCGAGTTGCGAAGCTCAGTCGGCGCGTTCATCGGCGGGCGGTTCATGCGGCGCACAGCCTCGCGGATGTCGCGCTCCTGCACTTGCAGGCTCTTGGCATCCGACAGGGTGTCCATGGCGGGGCTCGACCCGTAGACGTTCGTGCCCTCGACGTCCCAGCGCGATGCCACGATGGGGTTGTCATCGTAGCCGAAGTCGCCCAGAAGTACGTCAGCCCTGCTGTCGTTCTTTCCGTGCAGCCAGTAGGTCGAGGCGACCGGCTTGTTCGGGCCGTTGCTCAGGCGCTCATCCCGCTCCTTGCGCGGGCAGATCACATGGCAGATGTCCTTCAGCGCGCCGTAGTTGCCGTCGTCCCACGCCTTCTTGATGTCGTTGGTCACGACGCCCCAGTCGGGGTTGCCGTACCGCTCGCCCTTGTAGACGAACTTGCCGACGATGCTCTGGATCGTGGCCTGATACTCGCGGTACAGGGTGTCGACCAGACCTCGGCTGTTCGCGCCGATCCAGTACTCGCCCGGCACCAGTGCGATGGGGTTGATGATGCTCTGGTCATCGTCTTCGAGGATGATGCAGTCCGTGCCTGACCATCCAAGATCGGACCACGTGGTGTGCAATGCGTTGTACAGGCCGGAGCTCTGCATCATGATCCGCATCTCGTTCTGCGCCTGCGTCAGGTGCGCCTTCATCGTGGCGTCCTTGCGCAGGCCGAGGTCCGAGGTGATCAGCCGAAACCACGGACGTGCCGGGCTGGTCATGCCGCCCTGCATCCCGCTTTGCAGCGTACGCAGCGCAAGCCGTGGCCGGGCGTTGACGATCTCGCGGTTGATGTAGCTCTCGCTCTTGTGCGCCTGCCCCCGGGAGAAGCGGGTGCGACGCGGCATGAAGTGATCGCCGATCTCGCGCAGGTGTGCCTCGTACGGGGTGCGAAGAGCCTTCAGGCTCACCCCCATCTGCATCAGCTGTTCCTTGCGGGATTTCATCCGGTCTCTCCAGTGGGGGGCACGACGCGCAGCATCGTGAGCTCTTCAAGGTCTGCGGCAATCAGCCTAGCGACAGGGGCGTCCATCTGCAGCGTCACGACGGGGTAGCTTTCAGCAGTTTGGCGCAGTCGCCTCACGAGGGTGAGACGATGGGCGTCGATGTCCTCGACCTCCGTCGTGTCAACGTGCCACTTCAGCTCCGCGACCACATCTGCCATCACGCCCCCAAGGTCATCCGCTGGCCACGCGGGCCGTTGAACTGCTGCAGGGTCTTGGCTGACTTCGACGGATCGGCAGGCAGCTTGTAGACCGAGGACAGCACGGTGCCGCGATACTTCTGGGCCGAGCGGCTCGCGCCCGGCTGTTGCAGCGCGTCGATCAGGGTGCGGTCTGCGCGGCGGTCGCCACGCGAGGCTTGCACGCTGTCAGCAGGTAGGTTCGGGTTGGAGCCCGGTGCCGGGCTCGGCGTGTCGCCACGGTTCGGCGGGATCGGGGTGCCGGGTCCGACCTGCTGCGGCGGCGGTGCGCCGGGGCTGCCCGACGTCGGGCGCTTCGGTGCGGTCTTGGCACCCTGCCCTTGGTTGTCTTGGTTGCTGCCAGCAGCTCGCGAGCTGGTGAAGCTCTGCGACTTGGCCGGTGCGGCCGGGGCCGAGGTGCGCGATTGCGGGCGCGGGCTCGAGGTCACGCCCGAGCTCTTCTTGGTCGAGCTGTTGCTGGTCCGCGATTGCGGGCGTGGGCTCGAGTTCATGGTTGCGGACGAACGGGCTGCGGGCATGGGTCTGCCTCCTACTTCTTGGCCGGGCGCTTCTTCGGGCGCGGGCTGGTTGCCATCTTCGACCCGTTGGTGAACGGGTTCTTCTTCGGCTTCTTGCTGG